AGTATAGATGCAACTATAACACCTTCAATTGATACATATGGAATAGCACCATTAAGTTTAGATAATGTAGCTTTAAGCGGAAGTTATTATACTGCTACTACAAGAGACTCATTGGGGGCAAATGATATGATTAGGCAAGTAAATGGAACATCATCTAATACACAAGCATTATCCTTTGATATGATGATGAATACAATGTCTAATATTTTATCAGAAATGAGCAAATCAATTCAAGAGTTAAAATCTTATAATGATAAAGATTTAATACTATATACAACAAATAACTCTTACTTAGATAATAAACTTATAGCTTCTGAAAATGTCAAGCAAGTTATAAAAATTATAGGTAAAAGCACTAATAACTATAGAGTTGGTAAAGGAGGGATAGGAATTGGGTAAATACGATATTATTTATAACAATTATACAAATACAGATGTTAATTTAGCGATTATAGATAGACCTTCTAAACCTGCTCCTGAAATGGGATATGAAACAATTAAAGTGCCAGGTGGGAGAACCCTATATATAGAGAAAGGATATAGTGATGTAGAAATATCTATCGAATTTAATTTTATATCCAAAGATGCATCTGACTGGGATAAAGATTTTAGGAATATAAAGAAATGGCTATTATCAAAAGGGGATAATAAATTAAAATTTAGTGATGATATTGAAGTTTATTATAGAGTTAATACTGTAGTAATAGATACGCCTGAAAGATTGATAAGAAGATTCGGAAAATTTACTGTTACATTTACATGTGATCCTTATGTTTATATAGATGAAGATGAATATAAATTGGATAACTATGTATACAATGACTATTTAATTTCTAAACCTATTTATAGAATTGTAGGAGATGGCTATATAACCATAAAGATAAATAATAAAGTTATTAAAGCTAATGTAGGACAAGAATTAATTATAAATACTGATAAAGGACTGTGTTTTAAAGAAGGAATAATTAATAATGTAGCTCTTGAAGGGAGATATGAAAATTTATACTTACAAGAAGGTTACAATAATTTTTCCTGGACAGATGGATTTGAAATTTATATTACTCCTAATTTGAGGTGCTTATAATGATAGAAATATATTTAAAAACCAATACTAATTATGATAAAAATGGAGATATAACTCTAAATCCAACTTCGTGCACATATAAAGATAGTGAAAATTTGATAACATTAGAGCATTTTATTGATGATGAAGGTAGATGGAAGTATATTAATTTTGAAAATGTTATTGCTGCAGAAGAGAATGGAAAGAAAAAACTTTATAGAATATATAATGTAGTTAGGGAATTGTATAGTGTAACAGCTTATGCAAGGCCTATTTTTTATGATTTAATAGATAAAGTTTTATTAGATGTAAGACCTACTAATAAGCTAGGGCAAGAAGCTTTAAATATAATTTTAGCAGATACAGGATTTACAGGACATAGTAATATTTCAACTGCAAATACAGCCTATTATGTTAGAAAAAACATTGTAGAAGCTCTTTTAGGGGATGAAGAAAATTCTTTTATTAATCGTTGGGGTGGAGAGTTCTATTGTGAAAACTTTGATGTTTACATCAATGATAAAATTGGCTCTGATAATGGATTAAGAGTTGAATTTGGATATAACCTTAATGAAATAGAAGAAGATGTAAATATAGAAGAAGTAGTAACTAGAATAATTCCAGTTGGTTATAATGGAATTATTTTAGAAGGCAATACTCCATGGGTAGATAGTCCTTTAATAAATAAATATACACAACCTAAAATGAGAGTTATAGAATTTTCTGATGTAAAAGTTAAGGAGAGTTCTGATGATGAAGAAGGTTTTGACACAATAGAAGAAGCTAGAGCTGAATTAATTAAACAATGTAATTTATTATTTGATAATGGGATAGATAAGCCTGTAATAAATTATAAAATTGATATGATTAATTTAGCTAATACTACAGCATATAAAGATTTTAAAATGCTTGTTGAAGTTAACAAAGGAGATACAGTAACTTGTTATATAAAGCATTTAGATATAGATGTTAAAGCTAGAGTTATAGATTATGAAAGAGATTTAATAACTGGAGAATATACTTATATAGAATTAGGTAATGTAGTTAGCAATTTTTTCAATGAACAAGCAGATATACAAAGCAAAGTAAACAATATTTTAAATAGCAATGGTAGTGTTAAAGCACAAACATTAGAAGGTACTATAAATGCTATTCAAACACAATTTAAGGCGATGAAGGATATAGCTCAAAAACAAGATGTAAGAGCGATTTTATTTGAAGACAGAATAGAAGATAGTCCAACTTTTGGATGTATGTGTTTAGGAACTATGGGCTTTGAAATAGCAAGTTCTTTTAAACCTGGAACTAAGGAGTGGGATTTTAGAACATTTGGAACTGGTAAAGGGTTTATAGCAGATCATATAATAGCTGGGATATTATCAGCTGTATTAATACGGAATCTAGATGGGTCTTTTGAAATAGATTTATCTAAAACAGGAGGAGCTCTTTTTAAAAATAATGGCAAAGATGCAATTAGAATTGAAAATAATTCAATAATGCTTTATAACTGGGCGAAAGAAGGAGATTACATTGGTGCATTAACTTCTCTAGTTAGAACAGATGATAGTACAAAGCCTATGATAGGATTAGTCAATGATATTGATTCAGCTCTATCTATAGGGTATCAACATAAAGGAAAAGATGGGGAAGAGTTTAAAAGTTATATAGAATTTGATAAGTATGGAGTTTTAGAAAGACAAAATCCAATTTCTATACTGCAAAATATGGGGATGATGAATTATATAATGAACTTTGGGAAAAATAATGAGCATTCTCTATACAATTCTGTATTTAATAATTTATGTATATCTCATACAGGAAATCTATTATTTGTTGATAAAACAACTGGCAAGACTTACTTTGAAATTGGGTTAGATGAATTTACATTTTATGATGAATCGGGTCAAAAGTTTTTCTGGAAGGATAAAGGAAGAAAGAATTTTTCTATAAATGGAGACTTAGAGATAAATGGAGAAGTTACTGGGGTTATCAGGAATTTTCAGGGTGATGTAATCTATGATAGCAACAATCCAGGAGGGAATGGCGGAGGAGCAGAACAAAACTCTATAATTGAAAGTGCTAGAAAGCTAATTGGTAAACCTTATGTATGGGGTGGTAATTATCCACCATTAGGTTCATCTGCTGGAACTGATTGTAGTGGTTTATGTCAATGGGCTTATAATGATAATGGAATATCTATTAGCAGAACTACTTATACACAAATAAATGAAGGTATTGAAGTTACAGTTAATGATTTGCAACCAGGTGATTTGGTATTTAGCAACTTTAGTTCTCCTGGAGTACCAGAACACGTTTATTTATATAGCGGGAAAAATTCAGATGGACAATTAATGTGTGTTGAAGCTCCTCGAACTGGATTAAACATAAGAGAAAGAGTTTTTACATGGACAAGCAGTATGAGGGCTAGAAGAATATTATCTACTAAAGCTTTAATAAATGAAAATGTAGAATTAAAAAATAAAATTTTAAACATTGAAGAAAGACTATCTAATTTAGAGGAGTTATAGATAGGAGAGATTATGAATACTAAAACAATTAAATTTGATTTAAATAAATATAAATTATATGAAAAAATTAAAGCGAAGCAAGGAGATACTAAAAGTAGATTCTTGCTTTTTCAGTTGTTAGATGGATCAATTCCTTTTAACTTAAAAAATAGAAGTGTAAGAGCATATATGATTAAGCCTGACGGAAGAGAAATATTTAATGATTTAATAGTAAATAATTATAATCTTGGTTATTGTACTTTAGAATTAACTAATCAGGTTTTAGCAGCACAAGGTATAGTAAAAATTGAATTAATGGTTACAGAAGGAGATAAAAAATTAACTTCTTCTGTATTTGAGTTAGAAGTTGTTAAAAGCATTAATAGCGAAAAATCTATTGTATCTACTAATGAATTTACAGCTCTGCTTAATGGATTAGCTGCTTTATCTGAATATGATAATTATAAAAATTCAGTAAAGGAAATGGAAATAAATAAAGCTAATAAAGCTGAAGTTGAAGAAAAATTCATTTCTGTTGAAGAAAAGATAAAAAATAATAGCGAACAATTGGAACAAACAGTTCGCAAAGGAGAAGGCGGATCTGTTACTTGGGCAATGGCTTCACAAGATTTTAGAGAAAATGTCACTGGTGGAAATACTGCTGTTGTAGGTAAAGACAGTGTATTAAAAGAAAATATAGTTGATGGAGAAGTTATTAAAAGTAAAGCCAGTTTTTATAAAAAGACTAGGAATCTATTTGATAAAGAAAAAGCTATATATGGTAAGTATGTTAGTTCTACAACAGGAGAACTAACCACCCCTTCTGTGGAAGGAACTTTTTATGCTAGTGATTATGTGGAAGTTATAAATGGTAGTAAATACAATTATAGAGCTAAAGATAATTCTTATACTTTATATGCGTTTTATAATAACGACAAACAATTTATAAATGGAGGAAATAGTAACGGTACAGATATTATATCACCAGTTGATGGATTTATTAGAGTTTCTGTATGGAAAAATGTTGATGTAGCTACAGTTCAATTTGAATTAGGAGATGCAACAGAATACATAGAACCTTATATATTAGAAGTAGAAGAAGAAGTTGCTAATATAAAACCAAAGATTGAAAAAGTATTAGAAAATCAGGTTGATTATTCGGATTGTAATAGAAATAAATTTAATCCCAATATAGCAATAATAAATAAACAGGTTAGTCCAAGTAATGGATCAATTATAGATGTTACAGCAGAAGGAATTTTTTATGCTAGTGAGATGATAAATGTGAAAGGACATGAAAAAATTAACTGCATAAAAAATGATTTTACTACAATGTATTCAACATATGCCTTCTATGATGTTAACGGAGGATTTGTAAGCGGGGGGAGTGGTGAAATAAATGGTATAGATATACCGTCTAATGCAACAGGCTTCAAATTTACAGTATGGAAAAATATATTGCCAGAAAATATAATGATAGAATTAGATGGTTTAAACAGTTTTATTAGATTTGATGATGATTCAAGGAATCAAGAAGTTTATTTAACTAAAATGAAGTTTAAAGACATTATTATTAATTGCATTGGTGATAGTATAACATATGGATTTTTAACATCGGATACAAGAATGCAGTCTCCTTATCCGTCTAGTCTAAAATCACTATTAGGGGCAAAAGAAGTTAGAAATTACGGTTTAAGTGGTACAACTGTAGCAAATGATAGAACTGTTATTGGAAGTTTTGAGCCGATGTCATCTCCTACAAGAGTTGAAACTTGGGATAATAATGCAAATGTGAATATTGTACTTGGTGGAGTAAATGATTTTATTAAAAACGTTGAGCTAGGAACAATAGATGATGAGGTAGATACTACTTTTTATGGAGGTTATAAATCTTTAATTAGGCAACTTTATAAAAAATACCCTAATAAGAAAATAGTAATGATGACACCTTTGCATTATAGCTTAGAATATACTCCTAACACTAAAGGTTATATATTAAAAGATTACGTAAATGCCATAAGAGAAATTGCAGAAATGTATGGTATCTATTTAATAGATTTATATGCAATATGCAACATAAATATTAATACTAGGGGTAAGTATCAAATTGATGGGCTACATACCAATCAATTTTATGTAAGCAATATAATGACACCACTTATAGCGGATGGATTAAATAGAGCTATTCAATAGTATAATTCGCAATTGATAAATATTGTTCGTAAAATTAAATATTAAATAATTGACAAGAGTAGTTAAGGCTAGTCTTTTTTTTATTGTTTAAATTTGTAATTAATAATAAAATATTGTAAAATAAAGAAAAACACCTCATAGAGTTGCAGCTCATATATGGGGTGTTGATATAATAGAGTATTCTGTTACCTCTATTATATCATATTTTATATAATAGGAGGGATTTTTTTATGACAGATGAAGAAAAAATATTTAATCATGCTATGAGAGAACAAGGTGGTATATATATTCCAAGGGGGAGCTTTGAATTAGATCCTATTCTTATGAGTATGCTAGATGTTGTTAAGCAATATTTAGAAGTAACTATTAATTTAAATCCTAATTTACCTAAAGCAAATATATTTTATGCTAATAATATGAGTATCAATGCATGTGCTTTTAAAGTTCAAAGTCAATATTTCATAGCAGTTAATGTTGGTACAGTTATTAGATTAAAAGAAATATTTGATAATATTGTTGCAAACAAAAAAGTTTCTAATGAAATATTTAAAAATGAAAATATTACAGTTAATAGTGCAACATTCTTGTACTTTGCGATGGTATTTTTGGTAGCACATGAATATAGTCATATTAGATTTGGTCATTGTGATCTTATAACTCATCTTGCTGGACATGATGATATTGCTTTTTTAAATGAAGCTATGTCAAATGACTTAGTTCAAAATGGCTTATTTAGGCAAACATTAGAATATGATGCAGATTGTTGTGCCATAGCTAACTCTATAAATAGATTATTGATGGCTAAAGATTATCATAATAAAAGTTTTGATGAGATAATTCACGAAATATCTCTTTGTAATTTATCATGTTATATCCTATTCAAAATATTTGATAATGGAAAACATCAGAACTATAATGATTATGATTTGGATAATTTAAAAAATGATAGTCACCCAAGACCTGGTTTAAGGATAAATTATATTATGCATAATATATCATCATTACTTTACAAATACTATAACGAGGAAAAGTTAGGTCTTATATTAGATAATATGTTAAAATATGTTACATCATATGAAAAAATATATGATAAAAATATTAATATTAAAAATATGGAACTAGGTATTGCTTATACTAAAAAAGGGAGTCAGCATTTAAGGGGAATTCATAATAATTGGGATAATGTAAGAAGGTTATTACAACCATTTACTAAAGATACCCTAGCAGAATTTGAAGAAGATACAGGATGGAATAAGATTTTTATTGATTAAGGAGATGAAGATTATGTCGTGGTATAACTATAGTAAAAGAAAATGTATTAATTGTGGTTATGAGTTTAGCCAAGGTAATGATACACTATCAATTAATAATAAAAATTATAATAAATGTCCTAAATGTTTAAGTGAGAGCAACTATATAGATAAAGCCCCTTTGACGGTTGAGGAATATTATAAAAGTAAAAGTAGTATATACCATTAGAAAAAATTATTAAGAGCTTACAGATGTAGGCTCTTTTTTTTAATACAAAAAATAAAAGGAAGGTGAAGTATGGCAGAAGAAAATATCCTTTATGAAATTAAGGAAAATATAGCAGAAATAAAATCAACTTTAAAAAGTAATGCTGAAAATACTGACTTAAAATTTCAACTGCAGGAAGAAAAGATTAAAGTGGCCAATAATAGAATATCTGATTTAGAAAATTCAAATACGTGGCTATGGAGAGCGATTGCTGGTGCTTTAATAAGTACAGTAATTGCTTTTTTAATAAATTTTAAATAGAGGAGCGTGTTAATCATGGAAAATTTAATGACTTTTATACCAGAATTTTTAATTATTGTTATTGTTGCAACATATGTAGTAGGTGTATTTCTTAAAAAGCTAGAAACTGTACCAGATAAGTTTATAACTTCATTGTTAATGTTATTTTCAATTACTATAGCTGTATTATTAAACATTATAAATACTCAATACAAAGTAGCTTTAGATACCATTGTTAATGGAATTTTATATGGAATACTTTGTTGGGGAGTAGCTGTTGGAGTAAATCAAACATACAAACAATTAAATAAATCAGAATAATTTTGAGGGCCAATAGGCTCTCTTTTAATTTATAAAAATAAATTTAAAAGGAAAGGTGATTTAAAATGAAATTTTTCGTAAGTGCAGGACATCCAATGTATAAAGGGGCAGCAGGAATATTAGATGAAACAGTAGTTGATAGAGCAGTAGTAAAGGAATTAGATTTAGTATTGAGGGAAATGGGACATACTGTTACAGTTCTTAATTCAGAATCAGCTAAGGATTATGTGGAAGAAGTTCAAGTTGCTAATAGCAGCAGTTATGATTGGTATGTAGATATTCATGCAAATTGTTATAGTAAAGAATCTGCAAATGGAGTTGAGACTTTAGTATATGCAGATAATAAACCAGAAGCTCATTCAATTTCTAAGAATATTTCAGAGTTAGGGTTTTATAATAGAGGAGTAAAAGTTAGAACTGACTTATACATTCTAAAAAATACAAAAGCAAAAGCACTATTAGTTGAATGTTTCTTTATTAGCAATAAAAATGATTGCGATTTATATAATAAAGTTGGAGCTAAGGCAATAGCTATTGCAATAGCGGAAGGATTGACAGGACAAACATATAAATCAAATGAAATCGAGAAACCAACAGTTAATGAAACTATTGAAGCTAAACCAGTACAACCAACAGATGATTGGGTGGCAAGACTTCAAGCTGAATGTAATAAGCAAGGTTACTCCAATCAAGTTGTAGATAATATAGCTGGTAAAAATACATTAGCTGGTTGCCCAACTTTAAAGAAAGGTTCTAAAGGAAACATAACTAAGCTATTACAAGAAAAATTAATAAGTTTAGGTTATGATTTAGGGAAACATGGCGCAGATGGAGATTTTGGAACAGCTACTTATAATGCAGTTGTAAAGTTCCAAAAAGATAATGGATTAACAACAGATGGAATTGTAGGACAAAATACTTGGAGAAAATTATTGAATTTATAATTATCAAGGCTAGTAGGTAGGAGAAATCTTACTTACTAGCCTTTATTTTTTTTGTAAAATTGTGTATATTGGTATAAGGGAATAATATGTTCTATATATTATAGATAATGGAGGTCTATATATGAGCAATAAATATTATATAGCATTACAACTTATAGGAATAAGCAATGAATTGTTAATAGATATAATGGAAAAGTTATCAGATAGAGAGCTTAGAGAATTATTTAATGGAAACTTTATGGAAATTGAATTTAAATATAATATACATATAGCTAAGGTTGCTGAAAAATTTAATAATAAAAATTACTTAGAAAATATATTAAATAAAGCAGAGAATATTCTTAAGATAAATAAAGAGCTTAGTATAAAAACTGTAAGATATACAAGTAAATATTATCCAGAGAGATTGAAAAAAATTAGTAATCCTCCAGCTATTTTATATATTAAAGGAAGATATATATTAAAAGAAGATAATAAGTCTATAGCATGTGTTGGAACTAGAACTCCAAGCAATTATGGGATTAATGCAATAAAAGCTATAGTTTCTAACTTAACAAAAGAAAGGTTTACTATAATTAGTGGCTTAGCAGAAGGGGTAGATGGTATTTCGCATAGAATATGCCTAAATAATAATGGAAGGACTATAGCAGTATTAGCACATGGGCTTGATATGATATATCCTAAAAAAAATGAGGAGTTAGCTAATAAAATATTAGAGAAGGGTGGAACATTAATATCTGAATATCCTGTCGGAACAAATGCAGATAAATTTAGGTTTGTGCATAGAAATAGAATAGTGAGTGGACTTTCAAAAGGGGTATTAATGATAGAAGCAAAAGAAAAAAGCGGAACAAAGCATACAATCAATTACGCCGAGGAACAGAATAAGCCTATATTTTGCCCATCATTTAATAAATTTTCAGAAGTATCTGGATTAAATATAGAATTATTAAGTAAAAATAAAGCAATACCTATTTATGGAAGTGATGATTATGTGAAAATACTAGATGAATTAGGATATAAAGTTAAATATGATGATAGAATGAAAAATAGAATTAAAAGTAATTCAATAAATAAGTTAATAAATGATTCATTAAGCAATATCAATATAAATATTAACCAATTCAAGGTTGGTGATGGAAATTTAGGTATAAAAGTAAATAGAGAAACGTATATAAAATTCAAAGAAATTTTAAAGAGTAATGATATAACTGTTAAAGAGTTCTTTAATTCAATTATAAATAAAGTAGTTGAAGATAATGAGGGGGGAAAATAATTGGAGAAAATATTAATAATATCGAAAGAAGTTTATAGCGATTATTATAATTTTGATTCAAATAATAGGTTTAAAGGTTTTATAAGGGATATGTTATCCCAAAAGAATAAAATATTATTTACTTCTAGGGATTATAGTGAGGTTAAAAAAATTGAGATGTATTTTTCAAAATTAGGCTATAACAAAGATAATGGGATATATGCTAAAACTAGAGATGAAGTTAAACAATTAGTAAAGAGTAATAATGGGAGCAATTTTATAATAATTGGGAATAGAGATAAGGATTTTGAGTTAGCTGTAAATAATAAACTGCTTTATATAGTACCTAATTGGTGCAAGGATATCAATGATAAGAGTATAAAATATGGAGTTAATATAAATAAAATAGAAGAACTAGAACAAGTTATAAAAACTGCAAATAATCAAAATAACTGGTATTATGAAGATATACTTGAAGATGGAACTAAGGTATATTCATTGATGAGTGGTATGTATAAAAAATGGAATGTCACTCCTAAAGAAAAAGAGTTGGTTATAGGATTCGAAAAGTTTTTAAAAGAGGGTAAAACAGATTATTATGAAATATTATATTATCATTTTCTTGCAGGGATATCTAACTTAGAAGAGTTTAAAGAAATAGATGTATGGGGAATTGCTCCTTCATCTGGCTCAAATTTAAATAAGGACATGCTTAACTTTAAAGACAAAGCAAGATGTATGATGAAGAAAAAGTTTACAAGGGAAGATGAAAATTTATTTTTAAGGCATACTCCAATAGAAAAATCACATAGTTTAAATTCAATAATTAGAGAGAAAGAAGGGGCTTCGAGACATCTAGCTTCAATTCATTTAAATCCTGAATATAAAGTTAAAGGAAAAAATATTTGTATATTTGATGATTATTTAACTCATGGTAATACATTTGAAGCTATGAGAAATATCTTGAGAAAAGCAGGTGCTAAAAAAATATTTTTTGTATCGCTTGGCAGATTTGAAAGAAGATATATATATCAAAATTTTAAAATTAGTGGTGATATAACTATTCCAAATGGTTTCACCTATAAAGAAATAGAACGTAAATATGTGCCATATAAATGTAACGAAAAAGCTAGAGATGAAGTAAAGAATCTTCATGATATATTTAATTTATAGATTATAAAATAATTATTTAAATAAACAATAAAAAGCACATAGGAACAATCCAGGTGCTTTTTATCATATCAAAATTAAGAGTGTGAAAATAAACCTTTTAAAAAGTCTACCAAGAACTACAACCTATATTTACATATTAGATTTATAATATTTAATTAATAGCATTATGTTTACAAAATATGCTATAATTAGTTTGTAATTGTAATATAAGGCGAGCAAATGTAATATATCAGGGGTAAGTTATGAAGAATCGCGATGTAATAAAAGATTTTGAAGAACATTTAGGAGATATTATATTAAATGATAAAAAGGATGTAAAAAGAACTAAAATTACATCAGTAATAGCTTTTACTTTGGTAATATTAATTTTATCATTGCTTATTGGTGGTGTAATGTTCTTAAAGGAAATTTTTTCACCTGGAAAAGAGCTTATTGGTACAACAGAATCTATAGATGGAAAATACACTGTGGAGGCGTATCTTATTAATGGTGGAGCAACCGTAGATTGGGCTGTAAGATGTTACTTGAAGACAAAATATAAATTTGGTGAAAAAATGATATATAATGATTATCATGTAGATAGTGCTATAATGATTTGGGAAGATGACGATACTATCAATATTAATGGACACATAATTGATTTGCCAAATGGAAAATATGATTTTAGGTATGATTAAATTCAAATTTAGCAGTTATATTTGATGAATAATTTTAATCTATTGTTACATAAAAAGAGTAGGAAGACCTACTCTTTTTTTCTCTCACCACAAAGCCTACAAGTACAATACCCACCAGGAGTAATTTCACAGGTATTTTCATTTCTTAAATCTTTAGTAGAACAATTACTACACCAACTACTATTACAACAGCAATTATAATTTTCATTAGAATCTTTATACTTAACAATACATTTCTTCATAAAACACCATCCTTAATAAAAGAATAACAGAATATATGTTCTAAAACAATATAAAATAAAACCAGCTACAAATGTAACTGGTCTTATAATGAATTATTTCATTATATTAAAATATATATATTTAAATTATACCAACAAAAAGGAAAAGCAATCGCCTCATAGAATAAAATATATATATGGATATAAAAATTAACAAAATAAATTGACAGAATTGAGGTGAGGTATGGTTAAAAATAGACTGAAAGAAATAAGAATGACAAAATATATGATGAACTCAAATGAGTTTTGTAAGATGATTGGAATAAGTCCAAGTACTTATAGTCAAATAGAAACTAATAAGCAGCAGGGGAATATAGAAACAATATTGAAAATAAGTAAGGCTCTTAATCTAAAGGTAGAAGATATTTGGTACCTTGAAGATTAAGGGCCTTTTTCTTTTTATAAAAAATATTTCTAAATATAAATTTTATTCACAAACAGGAATATAATTTATACTCGTGAATACATATATAACAAAGGGCAACAAAGTAGCCTTAAATAATGTATTTGGAGGATAACATGGAAACAATAGGCGTAGATTTAGGCAATTGTAACATTAAGACAAGTAAGGGGATAATAGTACCTTCATTAATTACAAGAGGAGAAAATTATTTAATAAGCACAGGATATCAATTAGAGTTTAACAATGAAATATTAATTATTGGAGAAGGTGATTATGATACTAATCTAGATAAAATATCTAAAGAAAATCTTTTACCAATGCTATGTTTAGCTTTAGGGTTAAGTACTAAAGAAGAATTTATAAGAATAGTACTAGGATTACCTATAAATCAATATAGAAGTAAAAAAGATAAAATGATTGAAGTAATTGAAGATAATAAAATATTAAATTTTAAGTTAAATGGAATAGAAAGAACTATTTATATTGAAGATGCAGCAATATTCCCAGAAGGGGTTGCAACATATTATTCGTTGGATGTGGATAAGAGAAGAGAGTTAATAGAGAAAGATTTAATTGTTTTAGATATTGGAGGAAGAACTACAGATATAGCATTGCTTAAAGCTGGTAAAAAAAGAAGTGTTGCTAAAAGTACGAGTTTAGATGTAGGGATGATTAACATTTATAATGATATGATTAATGAAATTAATAGCTTATATACTTTAGGATTAAATATTGAAGATGCTGAAGGCATAATAAAAAATGGTTTAGAAGTAGATGGAGAAAAGAAAGATACTACATTTATTAAAAATATTATAAGAAATAATATAGAAAAAGTATTCAAAGAATTAAATATAAGCTATCCGGTTAGAACAAGTCCTATACTTGTTACTGGTGGAGGGGGAAGATCCTTTTTTAAGTCTATAAAAAAGAGATATCCATCAGCTCAAATAATAGAAGATAATTTATTTTCAAATGCTTTAGGATATAAAAAGGTAGGGGAGAAGTTATGGAGAGATTAAGAATAACTATAGAGTTTAATAAGAATAGAAAAGAAGAATTGAATCTTTATGAGAAATTACAAAACTATAGTAATCCTGCTGCATATATAAAAGATGTTCTTAGAGGATTATTACCAATACCAGGAGAGATTAAAGTTGTATCAGAGGTAAGCTCAGAAAATGAAGACTATGAGGATTTAATGGATATATAAATACCACACTATTACCACACTACTAGAAAATTAATAAGAAAAGCTAATAGTGGGGTAATGTGGTGGTAATAGCCAAAAAGTACTCGGTAAATCACCGATATATGGTCGATTAGATTTGGAGAGAGTAGGGGAGTGGTTAGGAAATGTTAGGATTTAAAGAAAAAGAAATTTTGGGAAGAAAGAGCGAAGATGAATTAAAAATATATAGATTAACTGTACAAGTATCTAAGAGGGAAAAGGAAAAAATAATTCAACTTGCAAAAAGTAGAGGGATGAGTGTAAGTGATTATGTTAGATATTTTTGTATTCATAAACCTTTTATTAGTAAATTTAATGAGGAGGAAGAATAG